TTATTGAATGAAGAAGTTGAGTTCGATCTTTTCCACAACTCTGGTTGGTTTCAGAGTAATATTAACATGGAAAGTCTTTCTCTTCTTCTCATATTCTGTAGCACTTACTTCTACTGTATAACTATCAAGACCTCTCCTACTCTTGAGATCTTCAAGGAATTCAATTACTCCATTTTGTACTGAACTCCAAGTAAGTCCATCATTCATAGTAAAGATATAATATCTACAGAATGTTTCAAGAGCTTTCTTAGCATATAGAACAAGTCTTACAATATTAAGATCCTGTAATGCTGTTGCTCTTGCTTGTGTAGTAAGATTTCCCCAAACTACATAACCATCTGAGAACTTAACAACTGGGTTCAACTGCTTAAGATACATCTGGTCTCTCTGAGATAGTTTTGGATTGAATCTCAATTCTTTAATTGATTGAATTGCCCCTCTTTCATAACCAGCAATTGCCCACCAAACTTCTGCTACACTGTCATTTCTTGGTAACAGATAAGCAATGTGATATAGTGGTGAGAACCAAACATCTTGTCCAGTAAAGATATCATAAACTTTATTGAACTCTTCATAAAGAGCAGCATAGTAAGTATTGAATTTATGTGTCTGAACTCTCTTATCAATAGAAGCATTAAATGTAGCATTGTCACCATTATCAAGAATAGCAACACAATCTCTACGAGTAGTAGCCAGGTTTACAATCTGAGTTTTAACATCTGTTGGATAACCAGCATCAAATACAACACTGAAGTAATAAAGTTCTGTATCAAGAACATTATCATCAACTGTTCCAGCATAAGCATTTGCAAGAATTTCTGTAGCAACTGTTGTATCTAAATCACCAGAGGAATTCTTTAGTGAGCCATCAGAACCAAGTTTCAATGGAGCACCTTCACTACTAACAAATGTATCAGAAATTGATGTGTTTGCTTTCTTAATTTGATATGTAATGGTCGATCCGGAATCAAAAGCTGTAAGATCACCAACCCATCCTCTTGAAGCAGTATCTAGATCTCTACCATTGAAAACATTAACAGAACTGAATGTAGTTCCAGTTGCAGCACCTAACCAACCATACAGACTATTTCCTCTACCATCTTTTGCAACTACCATATAAGTTGCATTTCCGGCTTCTGGACTAGTCTGCCAGTCAGAGAAGTTCTGTTTATTATCCGTAATTGAACCACCAACTTCATCGACAGAAACAGTACCAATATCTTTATCATAAACTTTTACAAGTAGATCATATCCTGGAGCATAGTTTCCATCAGCTTTTAGCATCTCACATCTTAAAACAGTAGAGTATGTTTGTAGTACATATTCAACCCAAAGAGAATCTCCAGCTAGATCAAGAGCATTTGGATCAAATGAAATTTCAAAAGACTCAATAATTACATCCTGATTATCACTCTGTTTTTCATAAATATCCAAGACATAAACACCATTTAATGTTGGGTTTGAATGTGGTGTTAGTCTAAGAGAAATTCCATTATAATATTCACCCCTCCCAATTGGATAGAAAACACAGAGTGGGAACGTAGTTGCATCAGGAGCTTCAAGATTAGTTTTAATCTCAGCTTTACTATTTACACCACTAAGATATGTAATCTGAATTCCAGCTGAAGAATCTGTATCAGAAAGAGTTCCATCAATTCTGAAGTTAGCATATGTAGCATCATCTGGAAGAACTCTCATCCAGTATAATGAACCACTTTCACCAAGATAGTTATAAGCTAAATAAGGTCCCTGACCATAATTTTTTCCGTAATCTGTAATATTAGGATCACCAAATTCTCCAATAAACTCACCACGAGATCCAACAAATTTCATAACATTATCTTCACCCTTTGCTGTAAGACCAGCAATAAAGGCAATTGTTCCTGGTACAGCTGCAACATATGCAGATAAGTCTATAATTTTAGTATATACACCAGGTGATATATTCGCCATCTTTGTTTCTCCCTAAATTTTTGTTTGTTGTCTATTTGTCTTAATTCTTCTATTTCTTATATCCTTTCTCTTATACGTAAATATACCAAACAAATAATAGCTGTCTTGTTACTGATTTTGTAATTGTGGGGAATGTGGTTCTAGCATACATATGGAACGGACCAGCGTATCCCCCTGATGAACTTGCTGCAGTAAATAATCCTGCTTCACTTAAATTGTTTCCATTTGCATCATCATTACTAATTGTTACTTCTACTCTAATAATTAAGTATTTATCGTCATTTTCTGAATCCTGTTCAAATGAAACACCATCTAATGGATGTTTAAAATAAAAACCATCATGATAATCACCACAAGTAGAATCAGTAGCATTTATCCCTACTGGTGTATCTAGATCAGTATCTAAATTTGTTGGAGGTATTGGATTAAATGGATCTCCTGGAAGAGCACCACCAGTTCCAAGTCCAAACCAACAAATCCATTCACCTGGTTGGGGATCTACTGCTGGATTGACAGTATTGAAGATTCTGGTCGCTAACCATTCTCTCCCTAAGTATACTACAAGATTACTTCTTCCAACAAGTTTTTTCCCACCAAAGTCATCTATCTCATATATTTCAACAAAACCATTAGGAGTAATTTTCTTTTTTTCTGCTCTATTTCCAATAGAATCTCTCATACATTCACGATACCTGTCTTCTATTTTAATTAGAAGATCTCTTTCTTTTTCCATTTATATTCTCCTAAGTATCCTTTTAGTGCACCGTATA